CTACTTGAATCTCATATTGTCCTTGATATATAGGATCTAAATCACGTTTGATAAATGATTTTACCTGTTCAATAGCAAATGGATTGCTACCTTGCCAGCCTTGCACATCTCGAACTTGAATGACTACTTGACCGGTTTTTGCTATTAAGCGTTCGAACAATGCACGATGTCCATCATGCCAAGGTTGCCAGCGACCTAACATCTGCACAGTTTCTTTTTGCCAATCAAATGTAGGACGTCTACGATTGGTTAATATGTGCTCTCCGATAAATTCTGCCCACTTTTCTGCATTTTGTTCAGTGACACGGAAATCATAAACTTCTGGTTCAACGAATGCTGCATTAGTATCAGCATATCGGCTTTCACGGATAGTGTCTACCCAGATGGTCCAATCTGCTTTAAAGTTATTACGCATCTCAACTAAAGGTGCAACAAAGTCACAGATAACGTACTCCCCTGAGCATTCTAAAGAAAACTGGAGCATACGCAGACTCTGGCGAATTCTACCTTCTTTTGAAAAATCCCAATCGTTGAATTTTCTACGAACATCATCGGCATTGAACCAATCTACTCCTATCTTGAAAAACTCAGGACCCGGAATACCTTCATAGTTAGATATTCTTTGGGGATTAATTTTCATTAGATCACCATTTGTTTCTAAATAATTTTTAAGTGCCTGTGCAAGATATGTTTTACCGCTACCGGGCAATCCCATTATTAAAATCCTAGATGGCATAATATTTCCTTTAAACGTATATGTAATTATCATAACCCAACAAAAAACCCACGTGAAGTGGGTTTGTTTTCCTAGCTAGTTTAAGTTAAAATCTACGAGTATATGTGACAAAGTGAGAAGTTTGATTGCCACCGTTGGCAGCATCTTGACTAATCTTGTCGCGGTTTATACCGATAGTATTTTTCTTGTCAACGTCATAGGACAAGCCCAAACGGAATGTTTCGTTGGTGTCAAGTTGACTTGATGTTTCTGTGAACATTTCCTGTCTCCAACGATAGCCCACTCTGGCCTTAAATCCATAGGGCAATTTACCAATTACACCAACTTCTTCGCTGTGATACCAAAAACCTTCTGTACCACTTGGAGCTTTTTGTCCTAGACCTAAACGAGCATACCCGTCAACTGCACCATACAGTGCCTGTTGATACAAAACTCCCCCTTCGACTCTAGTTGAGCCTCTGAATGATTTAGAAGATGATGAGCTGTAGTCATTTTGCGCAGCTCTAACACCAAAATCAATTGCAAACCCGTTTCCGAGTCCGTGTCTAACTTGCAATTGAGTTTGTTGTTGGTCTGGCGAGCTGCCATTGTCGGTACTGCGCTGTTGATAGCCGATTGTTGCTGATGTCTGTGCCATTACTGTACTGGTTATTCCAGATAGCACTAGGATTGCTAATAGTTTTTTCATGTGTTTTCCTTTGGTTCTATGAAGGGTCAACTCTCTGTTAGCCCTTTTGAAAATTTTAGCATTTTCAAAAATTATTTATCATTTCCTAGAAATTTTCAGTAGATAGCTAAAAATTTTAGTAAATCATAAAAAAAGACTACCGAAGTAGTCTTTTTTGGTTGTTTGGTTTACAAGGTAAGTCCTACCCCGGACCGCTGTTTTTTAGGCAGCTAGAGCAAATCTGCTTTCATTAGCAGCACCGCGAACGGTGTTACCAGTGAAGCTCATTGCACTGAAGTCAAATGTATCTGCGTTTGCATTTACGAGTTTTGCTTGATTAACGGTCATCGCCTACCGTGTTGCCGTCTCTATTATCTCACCCTGTCGAAACCATGACTGGCCCATCAAAAGCACACAATCCCCACTAGAGCCCTAAGAGGTTTCTTTCATCTAGGACAACTATGTGCTTATGGTGGACCAGGCGGGAGTCGAACCCGCGTCCAGAATGCCTTCACTTTGAAGGGATTACAACAATTCCTTACATGAAAATGTGTATCAAAACAAATATAACAATTAAAACTGCTACAATGAATTGATACGCTTTCATGATCACTTAGGCAGGCTGAATGTTGCTAGCCTGTTGTCCTTTTTGACCCTGAGTTACTTCAAACCTCACACTCTGTCCTTCTTGTAGGCTCTTGAAGCCACTCGAATTAATCTGTGAAAAGTGAGCAAATAAGTCTGCGCCACCATCGTCCGGCGTAATAAAGCCAAAACCCTTGGCGTCGTTAAACCATTTTACTTTTCCTGTTACCATTTTACTTGATTTCCTTGTTGTTAAAAGATTCTGTCTCTGTGTGTTATTTAATCCAACCTATGCGTTTTGCCGCAGCTATCCGGCGATCATACTCCTCTACTGAACTAGGGAATCTCCAGGCCCAAACTGCCACGCACAACATAAACAGTGCTGTGTATATTATACCACGAACAGGCACTGAAGTCAACCACATTATTACCAAACTGGTTGACATCATGAACAGCATGAAGTATTTCATTTTCTGCGGGAACACTCTTTTGGTGTTCCAATTTGTGAGGAATGGTCCAAATATTTTGTGATTGTAGATCCAACGATGCATGCGTTCTGAACCTTTGGAGAAACAGTAGGCCGCAAACACCACAAATATGCTGTAGGGTATGCCCGGGGTTATGACTCCCACATAGGCCATGCCTAGACTTAGAAATCCTAGTATATTCCAAAATAATTTTTTCATTATGCAGCCACCACTCTGTTAGGCACTGCAGCCACTATGATATCTGAATGCAGATTAGGAGTAAATTTTCCACCTGCAGCACCATTCAGCGTGGCCAATATGTTTGCGGGTTTGGATTTTCTTGTGCTGATACCACCATATGGCAATCCCGGTAGCGCAAAGCTGAGGTGTATCCATACTGTTTTTCCTGGTAGATATTCCAGCAGCAATTGATCATATGGAATATTTTGTTCTATCCATTTGGCTATTTCAAAATAACTGTGTGCAGGAACGCCGCGGAACTGTAGATCTACTGCCTGTCCTGTGCCGTGAGCTCCTCCACCTATGGTAGCACCATGTCTATATGAGTTGGTTATCAACATCGACGGATATTTGGCCTTGATGGGTTCTATTACATTCTGTGCTAACGCAGCAAGATTGTTTACCACTGCCTGAGGCCCCGACACCAACGGCGAATGTTCTGCTAACTGTGGTATGGTTCTAGGGAAGCTGACATTTTTTATCATCTGGGCCAGGGTTGTGCCTTTGGGTGTCAGCACCATATCCATAGTTATTGTGGCCGACACAGGTGTAAATGGTTGAGAAGCTTTGGCTGCAGAAGGCTTCACTCCCGCTGTCTTAGGAGTCGGAGTAGTGGTTAGAATCGTGTGTTCGGCAGCAGTGATTCTGCCTTCTGCTAAAAATCTATCTGCTTCCGCCCTGCCTGCGGTATTATCGTCATCACCTTCTACATTCTGTACAGACTGAGCAACTGTGACTCTTGGCACAGCAGTAGCTGAAAAAGTTCCGGGGACCGTGGCAGCATTGTATAAGGCAATTTCTACACCATTAGCATACACATTAAACGGATTGTATAGAGGTTCTTGTCTGCTTAAAGTACCTGCTGTGTGATCGTGTGGAACTAAACTAGGGTTAGAAACCGTCGATGAACCAGCACCTGCAGAAGTTGATTGTGGGGTTGGTGTAGTTGCCATACACTATTTAAGCCATCGCAATCCCAGTGGTTTGCTGTATGAATTGATCAGCAAATGATTTATCGGTGGCTTCTACCACGGCTACTACACCTTTGGCTATTCTTACTTCTTTGCTGGGGTCAACCGTGAACAGATAGGGCATTAATGCTGGTCCTTTTGGGCTCATAGCAATCACCATGGGATGAGACAGTCTATAGTGCATGATCTGATCTTCCGTTAACTTTGCCACCAATTCTTCACCGCTGGTGAGTTTCAATGTGACTACTGCTCCTACCGCCACACCTTTGTCTATCAACATCATATTTTCCCTTCGCCGAATCCGCCGGCTGTTTGTTCTAAATAAGTTCTAAGTTCTGTAAATCCGCCGACTAATTGATTGTTAATGAAGATCTGCGGTACAGTACGTGCAGTTGGTACAGCTTCTAAAAGTTCTTCTCTAGTGTAGCCGTCACCGATCTTGCGTTCTTCATATGCTATGTTCCGCTGTGTGAGCAAGGCTTTGGCTTGCTCACAGTAGGGACAGTTATACTTGCTCCATACAATTGCTTTCATTATATTTCCTTGATTAACCTGTGTACACAATACCGCCTTTCTTGTCTGTGACCCTGACCATCAGCATGCCTTTGTTTTTATAACTCAGTGCGGCTGCTATGGCAGATTGTTCGCTGCCATAGTGTCCTATTGTAGTCCAAGATTCGTAAGGATTATTTCTTTTGAATTGTGCTTTATACATGGTTTATTATATAGCCGGAAGAGCATCATAGTCGAGATTTTCTCCCATGACTCCTATTACGTAGTTGGTGCTTTCGCTTTCCTGTAGAGCTGTTTGTTTTTTGCTGGTATCAACGTGTTTGTTGAACCAAGGAATTGGGGTTGATTTAGGAGCACTGGCTTGATACTTAATGCCAATATCTTTCAATGCGCCAACTGCGGTAAAGTCAACAAAGTCTTTGAGAATGTTGGCATTTAATCCAATCACTGGACCTTTGTTAAACAAATAGTCAGCCCAGGCTTTTTCTTCACGGATAACATCTAGATATAATGAGTATACTTCCGCTTCGCATTCTGCCTTGGCTTCAGCAAAGCGACTGTCTTCTTTGATCACTTGATTGATCAAATACGCAGTCCATCCTTTGTGTAACAACTCATCTTGTAGGATCAATTGGATAATATTGCCATTGCCCATGAATATCTTGTTCTCTACCATGGCCAAACTTGTAGCGAACGATACCATAAAGCGGAATGCTTCTAGGGCATAGCTGGCATGTAAGGCCATGTAGATTGCTCGCACATGTTCTTTCTCAGTAACAGTCTCGCCTAGTTGTTTGCGGCAGTTGACCACATGTAACGCCTCGTAGTAGTTGCCTACACTTGATGCCATGTCAACGATTTCTTTGGTGTCATGAATGGTGTTGAACACATCCTTGGGCACGTTGTAGATATTACGAATGATATGACTGTAGCTCTTTGAATGAATGTTGGTTTCAAAGAATGTCCAGTTGTAGACCAGTGCTTCCAGTTCAGGCAAACTAATAACAGGCATAAAGATTTGACTTGGTCCACGACCCTGTAAACTGTCCAATGCTGTTTGACGCAGAAGGTTACTGGTAAAGATATGTTTGACCGCGTCACTGGCATCTTTGAAATCGTTGCTATCTTTGGTAAGACTGATCTCTTCTGGGACCCAGAAGAAACCACGTGCCGTTGTTTCAAAGTCTGCAATCTTTTTATATTTCACCTCTTCAAATCTTTGGATGACCACCGGCCCGGCTGGATCTAAAAACATTTTGCAATTTAGATAGTCTGATTGCCTTGATAAATCATATTGTTGTTTACTCATTTTTTTCCTTATTATGTTTATGGAATCTAGATAATCCCATATTATTAGTTTCTTTTTGGCACACTATACAGCATACTCTAATTTTAGAAGGGTTATCATTTACGCTACATATCGTTGAATAGTTACTCATAATTTACAGCTTGCAGGCCAAGCAATCCTCTTCATCCTCAATCAACTCTCTTTCATTATGAAATCCGTTGTAATGCACCTCTGGTGTTAGTTCTGCCTGTTGCTTGCTGCCTGCTTTGTTGATCAAGCTGTAGTAGAATGTTTTCAATCCCCATACATGTGCCTGCATAAGGTTTCGAGCGATCAATGTAGTTGGAACTTTACGATCTGGCCAATGTGCAGGATTATAGAAAGTATTAGTGCTGATACTTTGATCCACATAAGCTGCTAATACTGCGGCGGTTTTCAAATATCCGTCGCAGTCTTTCTGTTCCCACATCAGTTGATACTTGTGTTTCAATCTATTATATTCCGGAACCACCTGTGTGAATGATCCTGCCTTGCTTTCTTTGGTAGAGATCAAACTCATAGGCATTTCAATTCCGTTGGTTGAATTGATAACCACAGAGCTAGACTCCACAGGTGCAATAGCCATTAGCGTGGCATTTCTCACACCGTGCTGTTTCATTTCTTGTCGGAGTGGTTCCCAGTCGAGCTCTGGAGCGAAGTCAGCGAGTTCGTTGACTCCGGCGGCTCTTCTTTCCCAAGGGAATTCTCCTTGGCCGTATCTGGTTCTGTCTGAGTCTTTGCAACAGCCTCTTTCTTTGGCCAGCTCGACCGTGGCTTCTGTAAGGTAAAAGGCTTGATGCTCCATCCAAACTTTAACTTCTGCCAATGCATCTTTGTCGCCATATTTTATTCCCCTTCTTGCATGCCAATAAGCAAGGTTAGTTACACCAATACCTAAGGGTTGAATTTCATCGTTGCTGAGCTTGCTCTGGATGCTCAAGAAATCTTGATAATCCAAAATGTTGCACAGGCTACGCTGTAGTATGCGACATGCACGGCGCATGTCTTCTGGGTTACGGAACGCACCCCAGTTGATGGATCCCAGTGTGCATAACGCTATGCGTCCCTCCTCGTCGTCTAATCTCTTAAATGAACGGGTTGGCAATAAGATCTCACAGCACAAGTTACTTTGATAGATTGTATGATACTCAGGATCAAAAGGACCTTGATTCATAACGTTATCAATAAACACCAAATAGATGCGACCTGTATCTGTACGCTCCTTCAAAATGCCAGACTTGAATACTTCTTCAGCTGACATCGTTTTCTTACGTAAGTCTTTACGTTTTTCATACTTCACATACAATTCTTCAAACCGTTGAATGTTCTTGTAAAATGCTTCATACAAATCAGGAACCTCATTGGGATCAAAGAATGTAATATTCTCTTTGTTCTTAAAACGTCTCCAAAAGAAAGCCGACAACACAACTCCGTAGTCCATGTGTCGTAC